GTTTGCTTGACGTGCACCGATTTTCGCTTGAGCGTTAACTGTACGAACAACCTCACGGTTGATCTCTGCCAAGATTTCTGTTGACAAGATGTTTGCCAATTCTGTCTCAGCGTCTAGACCGTGGATTGCTTTCAAGTCTTGCGCAAGCTCGAGTGTGTACTCTGCTTTCAATGCGCGTGACTTTGCTGTCACAGTTGCTTTTTCGATTGTGAAGCCCATTTCTGCAAATGACTCACCAGTGTTACCTAGTGCTTCTGCTTCTGCAGTTGTGTATGCGTCACCTGTTACAGGAACGTATGTAGAACCGGAATCGACGATTGAGCTGTCTGTGTCGGTGTCTGTTGCACCTGCAAGACCTGATGGTCCGCGTGAGCCGTTACCTGTTGCAGATGAATCACCTGAATAGTTGACTTCTGCTTCGTTGAACAGTGCTTCTGTACCTTGTGCGATACCAGCTTTTTCTGTTTTGTAAAGTGACTTCATCGCGAAGATCAAGCCTGTTGGTCCTGACATTGGCTGAACGCCGCAAATGTCATAAGCCATAAGATTTGGCATAGAGCGACGAACAAGTGAGATAAGAACAGGGTTCCAGTTAGCTACTGATGAAGTAGCGTTTGCTGGTGTTTCCATCAAATCTTGTTGCTCTCTCAACGCCTTTTCTGTGTTCTCCAGAACTGCTGCAGTAACTGCACGCTTATGGGCATCTTTAATAGTGCCGGCAGCTTCTTCGTTCAATACTGGAGACCATTTCTCTACGAGACGATCATAAGTTTCCATAATTGGATCTCCTAATTACTTAATTTGTTTTCTTAGTGCGTTAACGTATTGTGCCATTGATTCTGAGATCTCGACGGTTTCATCACCCTCTTCTTCGTCCTCAGGATCGATAGCTGAACTGGCGGTTTTCTGACCGAAATATGATTCTTTCAGAGTTGCAACTTTTTGAGCGAAATCTTCTTCGCTTTCGAAAGAAACCGACTCTGCAAGGCTCGTTAGTTTTTCGATCTGAGTTTCTGCTAGATCTTTAGAAGCTTCGCGAATAATCGCTTGACGCTTATAACCTTCTAGCTCTTCCTTCAGTTCCATAGTTTGTGATACTGCATCATTGAACTTTTCTTCCAGTTCTTCGTGTGCAGTAGCAAGTTCATCAACGAGGTCAACTTTACCTTCTGGAACTTCAATGTAAGACTCTTCGAAAGCCGTTTTAAGCTTTTCCATGAATCCTTCTGCGATCTCTGCACGTAGTCCAGATTGAATCGCTACTTTGTTTTCTTCCATCCAGTTCTCAACCACGTAGTTGAGGTAGCTATCAACTTTTTCGACTAGATCGGCTTTGACTGTTGAAACTTCTTCATCAAGCGATTGCTTGTATTCTGCTTCTAGTCTGTCGATCTCTTCGGCAAGTTTTGACTTAACCGCTGCTTCAAAGATTACGGCTGTTTTGGCTTTAAACTCATCAGAGAGTGTTGCCTCAGATTCCACCAGAGCATCTAGGTCTTCACTAAAGTCCCCATCAAATTTAACATCTTCTGCCTTCATACCTGCTGGTGCAGCCACTTTTTGCATTGGTTCGCTGTTGCTCTTATCACCTTTACGGGCTTTGGCTTTTGGGCCTTTACCTTCTGCGGCACCTACAGATGCTACTGATTGAGCTTCAGCATTTTTTGGATCGTGAGCTTCTTCGATTTCGTCCTCGTCGAGCTCAACTTCTTGATCTTCGATTTGATCAGTCATGTTTGACTCCTTAATATTGCTGTGTTTTCATTAACGAGAGGAAATTCTTAAACTCACGTACTTGCGTCTCATATAGATCCGCACGTGGAGCGTTTTTAATTTCAGTCTCTATTTTTTCAATTTCTCGAGCTTCAATAATGCCATTATTCCAGACCCAATCTACACCTTCCATAATCCCATTAACAAAAGCATTTGGTGCTGAAGGATCCTGTACAATATCAACTGTATTAAGAATAAAGTCATCCTTGACATACATAGCGCCATTGCGCTGCTCGAGGCTACCCATACCACGAGTTGAGACACCTAGTTGAACACCGCCTTCAAGCAAACCTTTAACGATATTGCCCATTGGAGTATCCAAGATACGCGCCTTCCCCATAACATTACTTCCATCCATTTTGAGTTCAGTAATTTTATGGGATACTTTATCCAAGTTAACAGTTGGTCCATCTGGGTGGTTTAATTCCCCTACCGCTCTGTCCTTGGAAACCTGTTCTGTGACATATTTATTTACGGCTTTTTCCATTATAGCCTTTTCGTATATACGTCCATTCCGATTTTTAGAATCTGCCATGGCGAAGATCCCTTCGATGACATGAGTCTTCGAACCATCTTCCTTTGCTTCAACGACGCACTGAACGTCGGTTTCTGTATATTCAGTAATTAGCTTCATCTAAC